TGCCACACTTCAAATTTTAAAGAACCTCCGAGGAAAGAAAGTTAATATTCTTTATATCAAGCCAGATATGGAATTCTTGGGACACACGAACATCCTCCAAGAGCGAGTAGTAAGAAATGTTTTACAAGAGTATACTCGTTCCGGTGTGTTCAATCGTATTTTTCTTGTAGATAACAAAAAAGTAGAAGAAGTCCTGGGCGATGTCCCGATTATTGGCTACTATGATAAACTAAATGAACTGATTGTCTCCACTATTCACATGGTTAATGTCTACGATCACCAGAAAGCGATCCATGCGACCCCATTTGATAAGGCAGATACAACACGCATTTCAACATTCGGTATTGTAAATGTGGACGAGGGCAAAGAAAAGTTATTTTTTTCTCTTGACAATGTTCGAGAGAAGTGTTATTATTATGCTATCAACTCAAAAGCATTAGAGACAGACGGAAAACTTTTGCGAACACTAACTGACAATATCAACAAGAACATTGGCAAAGACGTTCGAGCAGGGTTCCAAGTTTACTCTACCTCTTATGAACAAAACTACGGGTACTTGGTGGCAAACACTGAGTTAACGAACAATTAAGAATTATATGAAAACCGCACTAAATTTTTTAAAAGACCGCTGGAAAAGAATGGCTACATTGCTTGCCCTTTCTCTAATTGGCACCTTTGCAGCAATGCAGGTTCATAAAAACGGAATTGAACTTGGAAAAAAAGTTGGGCGATGTGAAGTCACTTGTGCTATTTTTATTGGAGACTTTATTGCACTCGATGGTGACGGATGCCAATGTGAACTGGCAGCAGGATTTGTTGTCACAGTTCCAATAGATCCAGATTATTTTGAAAATTCTTTGACAGAAGAATAAAACTATGTTACAATCTATAATAGCAAAGCGAGAGAGTTATCGCTTTGACTCTAGACCAACCAGTCACAACTACAAGGAGAAAAGACAATGGGAATTGATTTAGATAAAATGAAGCAGCGCAGGGCTGCACTACAAGGAAAAGGCGGCGGCAACCGCGATACATTCTGGCGTCCACAAGATGGCGAACAGACTATTCGTATTGTTCCTACCGCTGACGGCGATCCCTTTAAGGATTTCTGGTTTCACTACAACGTAGGAAACAACCCAGGCTTCCTCAGTCCAAAGAAGAACTTTGGCGAAGAGGATCCACTGAACGACTTTGTTCGGAAGCTTTTTAACGAGGGCACCGAAGAAAGTATTAAAATGGCGAAGTCGCTTATGGCACGTCAAAGATTTTTCTCACCCGTACTTGTACGAGGTGAGGAAGATAAGGGTGTTCGTATTTGGGGTTATGGAAAACAAGTATATGAGCAATTGCTCAACCTTGTCCTTAATCCAGAATATGGAGATATTACCGATACTGACACAGGAACTGATCTTGTTCTTCATTATGGTAAGCCACCCGGAGCAAGTTTCCCACAAACGAAGCTTACTCCACGTCGTCGCTCTTCTGTCCTCTGTGATGAGGCAGTTGGTGGTGACGAACGATGCGCGGAATTTCTTGAAAGTATTCCAGAATTCGACACGCTCTTTGAGCGTAAAACGCCAGCAGAAGTAGGCGCTATGTTAGACGCATACCTGCTTGGTGAAGAAGGCACCAACGAGGGGACTGGTTCAACCACAACCCCTCCTCCCTCCACTGACACAGTGTCCTCTGTTGACGCTGCCTTCAACGAACTCATGGGAGCGTAATCCCCGCGCCCACAGGGAGGCACAGGGTTATCAGGTGCCTCACACTTTTATTTTGGAGATTAAATGAGAATGGCGAAAGCTAAAAATACAAAAGCTGGTAAATTAAACTTATCTGATATGCGTGCCCTTATTAATAAAAGGGCTGGTCTGAATGTCGCTCACGACTTGACTGAACAAAACCCCACCGAGGTTAAAGAGTGGATTCCAACTGGCTCTCGCTGGTTGGACTCGATTATTTGTCGTGGTAAACTTTCTGGCATCCCCGTTGGCAAAGTTGTTGAGATTGCAGGTCTTGAAGCAACAGGCAAGTCCTATATGGCAGCCCAGGTCGCTGCGAATGCACAAAAGATGGGAATGGATGTTATTTATTTTGATTCAGAGTCAGCAATTGATCCTGGTTTTCTTGAGAAAGCAGGATGTGATTTAAGTAGCCTTCTCTATGTTCAGGCTGCCTCTGTTGAGTTTGTTTTGGAGACTATTGAAGACCTACTTGCGAACAATGATAATCGTATGTTGTTTATTTGGGACTCGCTTGCACTCACACCTGCTATTTCAGACATTGAGGGCGATTTTAATCCCCAGTCCTCCATGGCTGTAAAGGCTCGTATTCTTGCAAAGGGCATGTCCAAGTTGACTGTACCCATTGCTAACTCGCAGTCTACTTTCTTAGTGTTGAACCAGTTGAAGTCAAACATCACTCGTTCACCCTCTGAGGCTATGACGACCCCTTATGTCACACCAGGCGGAAAGGCTATGATTTATGCGTACTCGCTTCGCATCTGGCTGACTGGGCGAAAAGCCAAGGCATCTTTTGTTACTGACGATAAGGGCTTCCGCATCGGTTCAGAGGTTAAGGTAAAGTTGGAGAAATCTCGCTTTGGTACTCAAGGTCGGCAATGTAACTTCCGAATCCTTTGGGGAGATGAGATTGGCATTCAGGATGATGAAAGCTTGTTTGATGCAATCGCTGGCTCATCCAATTTGGTTCGCACAGGTGCCTGGTATACTCTCTTGGATTCCTCTGGGAACGCCTTGGGTGCGAAGTTTCAAGCAGCGAAGTGGACTGACCGAATGGCAGAAGAAGAATTCCGGTCAAGGGTCCATGAGATTATGGACGAGGAAGTTATTTATAAGTTTGACAAGCGCGTAGGAAACGCAGCAGATTTTTATGAAGAAAATGATGAATAATAAAACTAGTTATACGTCTATAGAACAGGAGTTAAAACAATGAAATCACTTATTACCGCTGCTCTCTTTGGAGCTTTTCTTTCTGGATGCGCCGCACACGCACATCCACCACAACAAACGCATGTTCGTGTACCCGCTCACCAAGTTAAAGCTTGGGTTTGGACACCAGGCTATTATCGAGCTAATGGTGTTTGGGTACGTGGATCTTGGAGTATTCAGCATATTGATCGCCACATGCTGAATCGTAATCCTCGCACGCATGTTCGTTGGATTAAGGGACGTAAGCGACCAGTGCCTCCACCCAGGCAAACTCGTCATCGTCGCCGTCAACACCGACGATAATCAAAATGCCCCCACAGAAAACAAGTTGGGGGCATTTTTTTATTTAAAATAACCCTTGACAACACCACAAAGTAATGATATATTATAACTGAGCTTGAGTGGTGGAATTGGTAGACACAAGGGACTTAAAATCCCTCGCCAGTATTGGCATGCGGGTTCGACTCCCGCCTCAAGCACCATCTATATTATGAAACGACTATTAGTAATTGACGCTCTCAACTTGATGTTCCGAAACTACATCGTGAACCCAAGTTTATCTACAAACGGACAACCCATTGGAGGACTTAAAGGTTTCCTCCAGTCTCTCCAGAAGCTTATCAGGGAAACAAAACCTGACCAAGTTGTCATCTGTTGGGATGGTGAAGGTGGCAGCCAAAGACGAAAGTCACAAAATAAGGGCTACAAAGAAGGTCGCAAGCCTATTCGCTTGAACCGCGATATTCGCAACCTAACTGAAAACGAAGAGATATCTAATAAGATCTGGCAACAGACACGCCTCGTTGAGTATCTTAACGAACTGCCGATTGTCCAGTTGATGCTACCCGCTGTTGAGGCAGATGATATTATTAGTGTTGTCGTACAGCACCCAAGCTTTGCTGGATGGCAAAAAGTTATTGTCTCATCAGACAAAGATTTCTTTCAGTTGTGTGACGGTGAAACCATTGTCTTTCGACCCATCCAGAAGCAAATCATCAACCAGACGGGGCTTGTGGAACAACATGGCATTCATCCAAAAAACTTTGCCCTTGCCAGAGCCATCGCAGGAGACAAGTCAGACAATCTTCCAGGCGTTGGAGGTGTCGGGCTCCCGACAATCTCAAAGCGTTTTCCGTTCTTAGCTGAAGATGTCTCATACGACATTGACACATTAATGAAGTATTCCAAAGAACATGCAGGTAAAGTCAAGGCATACACGAATGTACTTGAAAAACGAGCAGTGGTGGAAGAGAATTACAGGCTCATGCAGCTTTACATACCCTCAGTTAGTGTACAGGGTAGACAAAAGATCAATTATGCACTTGGCAACTTTAAGCCAGAATTTGCCAAAACAAATGTAAAGGCAATGATGATTGAAGATGGATTTGGTGTTGTGAACTTCGTCGATATGTATGCTTGGATGAATAAGATTGTAGCAGATTCCCGAATATAAAACTATTTATTAACATGAAACTATACAACAAATGGAGAGAAACTTTCGGAGAGTCAGATAAAGCAAATTTGAACTCTGAAATTCTCGTTAAGGGCTTTAAAAATTTTATAAACGAA